GGAGCATATACAACCGGACAAATACCAGCAATGCGCCGTGCAACACCAGAAGGTATGGGTGGTAATGTTATTGAAGCACAAAGTGGTACAACTGTAAGAAAAGGTCCTATTAACCAAGATCTAATGAATATATTACAGGCCGCGGCCGCAGAAGTAGGTGTTGATGTTAGAGTTACCAGTGGCGGGCAAATGTCAATGGCTGACTATCAAGCGGCAACAGGAACTAAAACAAACACAAGTGGTGACAGTCCTACATATTATCTAAACGGAGTCGCTGTACGCAAAGGTTCTACACGACATGACGCCGGCGGCGCCGCTGATTTGAATTTAGTAAATCCCCAGACAAATCAAAACTATGATTTTAGTACATCTGAGGGCCACGCAGTATTCTCAAATTTTGCAGCTATTGCTAGACAATTGGGAGCAACTGGTATTGGTGCTGGTGAAGGATATATGGGAACACAAACTATGCACGTTGGCTTTGGTGCTGAGGCAACGTGGGGTGCCGAAGGCACAGGTGGCTTCCTAGCAGACGTTTATGCTAATACACAAGTAGGTACACGATCCTTAGATGATACAACACTGAGAATAAATCAAATTGGCGAAGAACCAACTTATACTGATGATCAGATTATGGCAGCGTTCCGTCAGCACATGGAATATTCTACACAACTTGATGAATTATTTTTTGACGAGCAGGGAAATATTAGAACACTGACTGGCGCCCGACTGTCAGAATTTAATAGAATACAGGGACTAGATAACAATCTTTTAAAAACATTTAGTGATGCTGGAATTGATATTACCCCGCTGGGCTTTGGAGCAAATATTATAGACCGTCCCGCAGGAAATATTGATGATAGTGAAGTAGACACAACGGATGACGAAGATCATATCAGCTTGACACCTGAACTACGCGAGCTCATGCAAGCTGAATTAGATAACAGTGAAATAACTGCGGCAAGAATGCTTGCTATTGCAATGATTGTCCAAAATTATGATATAACAGCGGGGGCAGTATCATGAGTTTAGAAAATCAAATTAATACTATTTTTAAAATATATCCCTGGGCATTGGACGCTGTTTTAATTGAAGCAGTTAAAATTCAAGGCGCTAGTAATATTCTTATAACACAAGCTATATCCAAATTAAAAACAGGAGAAGATCTGAATCCGGATAAACTTGCAAATGAAGTATTAGCAGCATTTAAGGAAAATAAAAGTTTAATAGCTGCAAAAAAACTATCAGCCAGAACCAACAGTCTTTTAGATAAACTAGTAAGCAGTGCAGATCCAATTGGAGGATTTGCTGGTGCAATTGAGGAAATAGCATGGTCAGCACGTGATGTAACTGATGCCGCTGCTGATGGCACAAGAAAAATAAGAGGTTTAGGCGGGGCATTACGTGGCATAGATTTAGCTGCATTAGGTCTTGCGGGGTCAGCTACGCTTCTTAAAATTATGCTAAATTTTGCCAAAGATCAAGAAAAAACTGCTAGAATAATGATTGACTATGGGTTAATTGCCACTGATCAATCAATATACAGAACACTGCGTGATAATTTTGCCGGCATAGGCTTGGGCCAAGCTGAAGCAATGACATTGTTGGGAAATTATGGAAAAACTATATCAAGTTTAGCTAATGATTCAGTAAGTGGATTCACTAATTTTTCTGACTTTGTAGAATCTTACAGTAAGAATGATAGTCTAGGACGTTTTGGATATCGCGGCAAGGAGTTGATGGTTAGACTTGCTGAAGAAGCAACATTACTTAACAGTTTAAATGAGATAACAGAATTAAATGAGACTGCCAAGCTAAGAATAAGCAAAGGCTTTCAGACAAGCGCGGCGTTAGCAACCCGCTATGCTGAATTAACTGGACAACAGAGAGACAATTTGTTGGATATGAGAAGAACAGCATTGTCTGATTCAGATGCCATTATTGCTTTTAATAAAAATGCACAATATATGTCAGAAACATATGGAGAAGGTGCAACTGAACGAGCAAGAACTTCGTTTGGACAATTATCTATGCTTTTACCTATGCTAGGTGAAGATGTCAGTAAAGGCCTACTTGATGGTTTAACTCGTGCGCAAATGGACGTTAATATTAATGAATCTGCTATAGATAATATCTCATCAGAAATATTTAGGCAATTCCAAATTCTTGGTCCTGAAATTGCTAACATGGTTTCAGAAATATTTACAACCAGTATTACTGGTTCTTATACAAGCCCTGACCAGTTAACAACAGACTGGCAAAAACTTATAATTGCAATACAAAATGTTCCGCCACTGGAAACTTATACCCCAGAAAACGAAGGGGCTGTGCAAATTCAAGCAATGGCACAAGTGGTACCAGATGCATTCATAAAAGCAAGCGGGGCTGAACTAACTGCTGGAATTGAAACAATTGCTGAAACTATAACAGGCGGCGCTGATGATGCCGTTATAGCAATGGATAACATGAGAACTGCGTTGTTGGAGATCCATGACTCAATGACGCCTAGTATTGGTAATATTAACACTGCCTTCTCTAAACTAACGTCTCTATTTGGTTATCTAGCCGGCATGAGTGATGAAGAAATAACTGATATATCAAGAGTAGTTGAACAGAGAAATGAAACAAGTAGAAGCGCAGCCACACAAGAAAGTATAAGAAGACGTTCTGTTATGGAACAGATAGAAGGAATGACTCCTGCTGAAGCACAGGCATTTATGGAAGACTATGCACGTAGATCTGGATATAGTTACACTGGTACTGGTTTTGTACCATTAGAAATACACGATTCAACTGCTGAAGAAATACAGGCGCTACAGCGTGAAGGTGGTATTCTAGCATTTATTGGTAAAGGTGAAGGAAGTTACGCGGCTTCTAACCGCGGAACAATAAACAATACTATTGTTGGAAGCACTATGAATACTATAAGAAATGGCAAATCATTGACTGATATGACGTTTGCCGAAATATTCATGCTGCAAAGCATTGGTGACGCTGCTAATCCAAATAGATTATTCGCAGTAGGACGTTATCAGATCATACCTGAAACAATGCAAGAAATCTGGCCACACAGTGGATTAAAACTTACAGATAAGTTTACTCCTGAAAATCAAGACAAACTTGGCACACTTCTTCTAGTGGGTGCAGAAGATGGCTATACCAAACGTAGGAATCTTTCAGCATATATCAGAGGTGAGAGTGACAATCTAGAAGCAGCGATGCTGGACTTTGCTATGGAATGGGCCAGTGCTCCAGATCCAAGAACAGGTATGAGTTACTACGGCAGCGGAAACCGTGCTAGTCACAGTGTTCAAGAAGTTGCTACAGCGTTACAGGCAGCACGTGCAGATTATGCAGCGAGTAGAAGTCTAGTAACAGCGGAAACAATTACTCCATCTAACACTACTCCTACTTTAACTCCAACAGAAACTGTTCCATCTCGCCCTTGGAGTAGTCCTCGCAGCGCACAAAGCACGTGGGATAGACAATATGGTGCTACACACAATACAGACGGTACTCCAAAAAATACTGGTGATTCTGATACAATAAATACTGAGGAAGATATCGATAATGTAATAAGAGAATTAACAGTGACCAACCCAGCAATAGTTGAAGAAGCTCTTAAACTTGTTGAAGAAATTAGAAGACAGAACAGCACTCTGGAATTAACGAGATAATGGCAGGTAAAGACGTTTATAATATAACACTACCAGACGGCACAACAGTGCCCGTTCCAGCATGGGCCAGTGAAGGCACTATGGAGATGCTGGCGGCACAGCTTGGACTAAATTATAGTTTAGATAAAAAGCTAGTTGAAGAAGTTTATAAAATAAATCTCGATACATCTTCGGCAGAAAAAACATTTAAAGACGCGGTTGATAGAATTGTTAAAAACCAGAGAGACACTGCTAAAGCGGAAGAAAAAAGCCGTGAACGATTTGTTAAAGGTTTAGCTAGCAGCGCTGCTGGTTTAATAGATAAATTAAACAACACTGAAAAACCATTGTCAACTTTCCTAGATCTATCTAAGTCAGCAGCAAGTGGATTAGGCAAAGGAATAGGTGAATTAGTAGGCGGCTCTGAGCGTGGCGCAGCGTTTTTAAAGTCAACATTTGGAAAACTTAGCAGTTCTGCCGCCGACCTAGGTGGTGATGTAGTAGCGGCACTTTTAGGTTTTAACGTAGCAAAATTAGAACAGTTTGAAGAAGCACAGCGAACAATGATTAATTCTGGTGCTATTTTCTTTGAAGGATCACGTGCCTACCATAATTTATATCAGAGATCAATAGAAGCTGGTATTTCATATACACAGATGAGTAAAATTGTTTCTGAATATGGTGCTGGTATACAAGCACTAGGACATGGTGTCTCTAGTGGTACTGATACATTCTTACAATTCTTTAACGATTTAAATGATTCAAGTGACGTAATAGGTGATTTTGGTTTAAGTAGTGAGCAAATGGCAAGATCATTTGCTGAGTATATTAACATAGCACGTCTAACTGGTAGACTAAACAGAGATACTATAGGTGCTCAAGAACCGTTAGCAAACAGTTACAAAACACTAATGTTAGAAACAACAGCGTTAGCATCATTAACTGGACAAAGCAGAGATGAAATTCTGCAGAAACGTATGGCATCAATCAGTGATCCTGAAACCGCCGCAGCACTAAAAATAATGCGAGAATCAGGCAGTGTACAACAAGCAGATCTCTTTGAATCTCTAGTAACACAATTTGCCATGGCAGGAGAAGAAATGGGCGCTCCTGGGCAGCAGCTAATGGACGCTATCAGTAGAGAAGCCTTTAGAAGTGCTGAAAATATAGAAGATTTTGATGTTAGAGGCGTATTAATGGCAACAAACCCAGACTTACTTGGTGCCTTTGATTCTATGGATAGTAGTTTCATAGACGGCATCAATCAAGCCGTTCGAACTGGTAAAGTAGCTGGTGGTAATATACTAAACTTTATTTTAAAATCTTACGCAGATTTACAAGACACCGGTGTTGATCTAGCACGTCTATCAGCAGACGCAAGCAACCCGTACTTGGAAAGCATAATGGCTATTAGTGCAGGCTCTTTACAAGTATCCACACAATTTAGAAATCTTATTGATGCTTCTGGATCTGAACTAGAAGCAAAGATTAGAGAATCACAAGCCGCCCTTGCAGCTTCAGGACCAGCAACAGTGGCAATGAACAAAATTACAGAATCATTTATGAAACTACAAGAACGTATTACGTTTCCACTAGATGATCTTGCAAATGTTTCTGAAACATTAGCTAGTGTTATGCTTGATGCTGTTGATTGGTTTAAAGATAGAGAAGAACATTCAGTGCCTATTGCTACTCCTTTATCACAATCTGATTATACAAGTAGAGTAGAAAATATGATGCAAGTAGTAGCATACAGCAACTTGGGCGCAGATTTACAAGGCATAAGATCAGAATATAATAGTATGCAGCCTGTTCCATATGATCAAAATCTACTTGATGATCATGGGTATGACACATCAATTCTTGAAGTTGCAATACATCCTATTTTAAACCAAAAGGTTTACCGACTTCCAGAACAGCTAGCCGATATTGGACAATATATGTATATGCCTGAAGGTCAATTCTCTGGTGGTAATGTTTCCGCTAATACCCCTTATATTGTTGGTGAAAATCGTCCTGGTGGCATGGGTGAATTATTTGTACCACAAACAGCGGGTCGTATTTTCTCTAACGATGATTCAATGGGCATGTTCAATATGGCGCCAATGATAGCAGCAATAGGACAAGCGACCGCAGCACTTGGTTCGTTAAATTCGGGGCAGATAATGTCTCCAGTAAATAATATTGATTCTACTAAATCAAATACTCTAAACATTAGTAATTCAGTAGATGTAACTCCAAGAGTTAATAGAACACTTAGTAGACTTGAATATCCAGAATCAACTAGCACAACTGGTAGAAACACAAATAACAGTGGACTAAAGTCTGCATTGGAAGAAGCCGCCGCCATTAAAAACAACTATTTAAACACATTAAGACAATTGGAAGATGTTGTCAAGCATTATGGCAGACTGAATGATCCACTGAGATCATAATTATTTTTTTGCTAAATACACTATAATTAAAGGTATACCCCTGATGAGCTGGAAAAAGCATTTTACAAAATACGAGCCTAGCAATGGAATTCGTGCTAGAGCAAATAGATGGCAAAGCTGGTTGCCTGAGGTTTACTCCGGGCAGCCTAATCGTGTTGAGCGTTATACACAGTATGACCAAATGGATATGGACAGTGAGATTAACGCAGCACTGGATACTATCGCTGAATTTGCCACACAAACAAATCCAGACACCCGCCTGCCTTTTGAAATACATTACAAGGATGATGCAACTGAAAGCGAAGTAAATGCTATCACTACAGCATTGAATCAGTGGTGCAATATTAATGATTGGGAACGCAGAATGTTTGGGGTATTCCGTTCATCTATCAAATACGGCGATCAGTTGTTTATTCGTGATCCAGAGACATATAAACTAATCTGGGTTGATCCAGCTGATGTGAGCAAAGCCATTGTCAACGAGAGCAAAGGCAAAGAAATTGATCAGTATATGATAAAAAATATCAACCTAAATTTAACAGATTTAGTTACTACTGATACTAAAAAGCTAAACAACATGGCTGGTGCAGGTTCAACGTCATTTACTACAGCACTGTCAGCACAATCAGGTGTTTATCAGGGCGGCTATAGTTCAAACAATACTGAGTATGCAGTTGACGCAGCACACGTTGTACACATTGCACTAACAGATGGTATGAGTGCTAACTGGCCATTTGGCAATAGTATCTTAGACAGCATTTTTAAAGTATACAAGCAAAAGGAACTACTGGAAGATAGTATTATTATCTATCGTGTTCAACGTGCGCCAGAGCGCCGTGTGTTCTACATTGACGTTGGTAACATGCCAGCACACAAAGCAATGGGTTTTGTTGAGCGTGTTAAGAACGAAGTACACCAGACACGTATTCCAAATAAAACAGGCGGTGGCACAAATATTATTGATGCAGCATACAACCCATTAAGTATTATGGAAGACTATTTCTTCGCTCAAACCGCAGAAGGGCGTGGTAGTAAAGTTGAAGTGTTGCCAGGCGGCGACAACTTGGGTGAGATTGACGACCTAAAGTATTTCAACAACAAACTAATGCGTGGTTTACGTATTCCAAGTAGCTATCTACCAACAGGTCCAGAGGATGGTACGGCAACATATCAAGACGGTAAAGTAGGAACGGCACTTATTCAGGAATTCCGTTTCAGTAAATATTGTGAGCGACTACAGTTAGTTCTACAGCCAAGTTTAGATAAAGAATTTAAACGTTTCCTTAAACACAAAGGTATTGAAATTCCAAGTAGTCTTTTTGACTTACACTTTACTGAGCCACAGAGCTTTAGTCAGTACCGTGAGATTGAAATTGAAGCAGCACGTGCCAGTGTATTTGGTAGCTTAGAAGGCGTAAGTTATCTAAGCCGTAGATTCCTATTCAGCAAGTACTTGGGCTTGAACGAAGATGAGATTAAAGAAAACGAGCGCATGTGGCGTGAAGAAAGTGGAGATCACGAAGGATCAGACGGGTTTGATGCCAAAGGTGAACTAGGTGGGCTAGGTGTCCGCGCCGGTGATGTTGAAGGGTTTGAACCAACAGAATTTGATACTGGCGAAGAGGGCGAGGACCTAGGCGGAGATTTAGATATTGAAGCAGGCGGTGAATCACCACTTGGCGGCACCACAGGGGGAGCAGAAAATGAGATTTAAAGAAGTAGATAACGGAACACGTAAAGCAGAAGATGACGAGTATGGCACTTGGAAAATTGATGACACTCGCCGCCCACGTTTAACGCTAAAGCATATTAATAAAATGCGCAATAGTCGTGAAATGAAACGTGCTGAACATCAGCGAGAAGTAGAGCAATTTAAGGATATGTATAGTCCTGGAGACGCTGAATAAAACGCTTATTTTATAAATAAATTTTAAGACTATATCAAAATCGCGGTTTTAACCGCATTTCGTTATGGTCTGAACCAAAGTGTCTTAAATAATAATGTTATAACCTACACCTATATAGAAAAGGAGATTTAACAATGAGAGCTCAAGATCGTTATACAAAGATCATTGAAAGCCTAGTGAACGGTGATTCAGCATCAGCTGAAGATCTACTACATGAGGCTTTTGTTGAAAAAGCTCGCGAGATCTGGAGTGATCTTGTTGAGCAAGATGAAATCGTTGAAGATGACATCGCAGAAGAAGAATTAGAAGAAGCATTTGGCGATGAAGAATCAGATGACTTCCTAAACGACATTGAAACAGCAGACGAAGAAATCGAAGCTGAAGAAGCATTCGGTGAAGCTGAAGATGAAGATGAAGGCGAACTAGACGCAGACATGGAACTAGCAGCAGATGACGGTTTCGACGCAGAAGGCGGCGAAGGCGGTGTTGAAGATGCTATGATGAGTGTTGAAGATGCGCTAGCTGACCTAAAAGCAGAATTTGCAAAGCTAATGGGCGACGACATGGACGACGACATGGACGACATGGATGACATGGACATGGGCGACGACGAAGAAGAAGTTGAAGAAGAATTTACTTTTGAAGCTGACGAAGAAGAACTAGAAGAAGAAGCTGAAGAACTAGAAGAATCAGCTGAACTACACAAAGTTGGCAAAGACAAAGCTATCCACCCTGTAGACATGCCAGCTGGCGATGACAGTAAAGCATCACCAGTAAGCAAAGGCCTAGAGGATCCATTTAGTGGCAAGGGTAACAATACAAAAGCTGACCCAGTAGATTTCACAGGCGGCAAAGAAGCAGGCCGTTCAGCACCAAAAGCAGCATCAATGTCAGGTTTCAAACACCCAGGCGAAGGTGCAAGTCTATCAGCAGCACCAAAGGCAAAGAGATAAAAGATGCGTCCACTTAGAGAACACCTAACATTTGATCAAGCAAGTATCGTAACCGAGGCACGTGAAGACGGCCGCGGCGGTAAAAACTTGTTCATGGAGGGTATCTTTGTTCAGGGTGACAAACGCAATCAAAACCAACGAGTTTATCCAGTATCAGAAATTGCAAAGGCAGTTAAATCAGTTCAAAGCAAAATCGAATCTGGTTATTCAGTTTTAGGCGAAGCAGATCATCCAGATGATCTACAAGTTAACCTAGACCGTGTAAGTCACGTTATTGAAAAAATGTGGATGAACGGCGCAGATGGTTACGGTCGCCTTAAGTTACTACCAACCCCAATGGGCAACATTTGTCGCACATTATTGGAGAATGGAGTAAAACTTGGCGTGTCAAGTCGTGGTAGCGGCAACGTCAATGAAAGCGGTCTAGTATCAGAGTTTGATATTCAAACTGTTGATATCGTGGCTAACCCATCAGCACCTGATGCTTATCCAGACCCACTATACGAAGCTATCATGAATGGCAAGCGCGGAAATATTCTAATGGACGTTGCAAAAGCAACTAACCACGATAAAGCCGCACAAAAGTACCTGCAAGAAGAGGTACTTAAATTTATAAACAACCTAGACATTAGGAGAAGATAATGGCTCATGCAATCGAACAACTCCTAAGTTCAGAAGTTTTAAGTGAAGAAGTACGTTCAACACTTTCAGAGGCTTGGAATTCCAAGCTAACTGAAGCACGTGAAGAGATCACAGCAGAACTACGTGAAGAGTTTGCAAATCGTTATGAATCAGATAAAGAGCAAATGGTGGAAGCACTAGATGCAATGCTATCAGATACAATTAAAGCAGAACTAGTAGAATTTGCTGAAGATAAAAAGGCAGCAGTTTCAGCAAAAGTTGAATATCAGCGTAAGCTAAAAGAACATGCTGCACTTCTAGATCAGTTCGTAATGGAAACTCTAAAAAGAGAAATCGCAGAACTACGTGAAGATCGTAAACTTCAAGAATCAAACTTCGAGAAGCTAGAAGACTTCGTAATGGAGCAACTAACTTCAGAACTTAACGAATTCCACCAAGACAAAAAAGAACTTATTGCAGAAAAAGTTCGTCTGGTGAAAGAAGGTAAAGAAATGATTGCTGAAGCTAAACGTGAGTTCGTCTCAAAAGCAAGTGCTAAACTAGCTAAGATTGTAGAATCAACACTAACATCAGAGCTATCAACACTTAAAGAAGACATTCAAACTGCAAAAGAGAATATGTTTGGTCGCAAACTATTCGAAACATTTGCAGCTGAATTTATGAGTTCACACCTAGCCGAAGGCACACAAATTTCTAAGCTATCACAGGAACTACTATCAGTGAAATCAGCACTTGCTGAATCACAAAGTGTAATTTCTGAAAAAGAGGCACTAATTGAAGCAGAACATAAAAAAGCAGCACGTATTGCAGAATCAAATGCACGTAAAGCAAAAATGGATGAACTTCTAAGCCCTCTATCAAAAGATAAGCGTGATTTGATGGCAAACTTACTTGAGTCAGTAGCTACTGTAAAACTACAGGCTGCTTACAACAAGTATCTGCCAACAGTGCTTAACGAAACAGTTAAAGCACCAAAAGCGCAAATCATCAATGAGACTCAGAAGACTGAGATCACAGGTAACAAGGCCCGCACACAGGATACTGAAAGCGAAGCCGAAATTATTAACCTTAAAAAACTAGCTGGTATCAATTAATAAGGAGTATACCAAATGTCACAAAACCTATTTGAAAACTGGGGTGCAGCAAAAGAAGCCCTAACTGATGGTTTAAAAGGCAACAAAAAGGTAGTAATGGAAACAGTTCTTGAGAACACAAAGAGCTACCTTTCAGAAGCCGCACTATCAGGCACAACAATGGCAGGAAACATTGCAACACTAAACAAAGTTATCCTTCCAGTAATCCGTCGTGTTATGCCAACTGTTATTGCAAACGAACTTGTTGGTGTTCAGCCAATGACTGGCCCAGTAGGCCAAATCCACACACTACGTGTACGTTACTCAGAAACAGCAGCAGGCGTTAACGCTGGTGATGAAGCACTATCACCATTCGCAATCGCAGCAGGCTATTCAGGCGACGCAGCAGCAGGTAAAGCAGTTTCAACTTCAACACTAGAAGCAGCGGCAGGTCGTCGTATGTCAATTCAAGTCCTAAAGCAGACAGTTGAAGCAAAAACACGCAAGCTATCAGCACGTTGGACATTTGAAGCAGCACAGGATGCAAACGCAATGCACGGTCTAGACGTTGAAGCAGAAATCATGCAAGCA